GTTGCTTAAGACTTTCTACTAAATGGCACCCAATAAATCCTCCTGCTCCGCAAACCAATACTTTTTTCATTTTTGTTCCTTTAACAATTTGATATGACTGCTCTGATACAGATTTTCCCGGTCCATTTTTTAAATTCAAATAATTATGTTCTACTATAGGTTGAACACGTTTTCTAAAATCTAATATTTTATCTTGATCCCATTCGGAAATTTCTTTACATAACCTAATAATTTCATCAAATCTTTGTCTGTGATCTCGAATCTCATCGTAGGATTCACTCCAAAATTCTCCAAAGGTTTTAAATCCCATGTCTCTTAAAATTTTCAATGCTCCGCTAACTGCAAGAATAATAAAAGGATGTTTTTCTTTAAAAGGTTTAAATGCTTTTTCAGTAAGAGTTAACTCTGATTCTATAAAATTAGTTTCTGTTACAAGACTGATTAAACTATTAACATAAAATTCTCTTGCTGCATTGTTAAAGTCTTGACACATTTGGTTATTATTGGTTTCCCCATCTATAACCAAAGGTAATTTATTAACCAAAGCAGATATATCTTCTTGAGTTATTCCTCGTCTATTCAACTCGAACTGATCAATTCGATCTTCGAATTTTATCAAAGAATTTTCCGGATCTACTTTGCCGGCACTAATATAACTTCTGTCAACCAATCCTATTTTATCCAATGAAATTATTAAGCCAGTTCTATGATTTCTAAGTCGTCGATTCCAACTTAAAAACAATTTTTTAGGAATCCTATTCGGGTCGTATATACATTCCTTGTATCCGGGATTATTTAAAGCAAGAGTTAATCCAAATTGGGAAATTGGAAAGGAAATAACATTCATGCGGTCCCGAGGATTGTTCGAAATATTATGCCTGTTACAAAAATTTTCATAAATCTCCTGAGCATTCATACAACCTGTGACATAAATTATTTTACTCATTGGTATAGAATTACCAATTCCAAAATAACTATGTAATAATGATAAATGTTGGTCTTGCACGAATGCCTCGGCACCCATCTCTAATAGAAAATATCCTTTATGATTTCTAACATGGTGTATAATATGAGAGGGAGTATGACCAAATTCAAGGATTCCACTTCCAGCTAAAAAATAATGATCAAATGGAATTCGCCAAGCAAGATTAAAGGGAAAAATAAATTCATCGTTCCTATCAATAGTAAAAGAAGAAGACATTTGAAATTTAGGATTTTTTCGAAATATCTTATTCCAAATATCATCTGTCCAAAATTTATGTGATTCCGGTCTAGTACCAAATGCCACTGCGGTTAATTGTAAAATATTCGGAACCTCAGTATTTGACATAGGGCCGCGAGGCCCTATCCAATCATAAACAATTTTTATTAGGTTATTCATAATATGTCTATTTAACAAATTTTACTTTAGGAATTATAATGTCAGTGCCGCAGTGGCAATGTTCTTTTCCGCATATTATTTCCTTTGGACCTACTCTATCTATGTCTGTTAAAATATGCCCTCGAAATTTATCTTGTCCACAGCTAGCATAAGTAACCTCTCCAACCGGATTGATAAAAATAGAATCACCAATATTACATTTCCAACCTTTGAAAAAGTTTTCTCTATTGACAATAATTGTATTACTGTTAGTGGGTTCTATAAATCCATCGCTGTAATGAGTAAAACTTACACTAGTGGGTTCTCTTTGAGGTTTTGGAATTGTAAAATTCATTTCGAGATTATGTTGTTCGATGAACAATTTCTTTTCTGGATCTTTGTATTCCCAAGGCCCGGCATTTATACTCATTTCGTCAAATAACGGTGTCCATTCGATAACATAATTGGGCATTACCTTTTTTAATTCTGTTCCATAATCAACTACTTCCCAGAATCTTTCTTCGTGCATCAACAATTTAGTTGACAAATAGTTAACCTTGTCACACAGAAAAATACTATTTTGTTTATATTTTTCCTTGTCGGCAAATTCTACATGAAAACTTGCGACAATATCATCAAATAAATGATAATATTTTTGCCACCACGCCAGTGGTCTACTTAAATTGGTATTCACGGCCAAAGTACAGTTAGGTAATTCCTTTCTTAACCATTGACAAATTGGTATGAAATTTCTCCAAGCCGTGGGTTCCCCGCCACTGAAGAAAAATTTAAAATCAACATATCCGGCCTGTTTATACCTGTTGATTATAGTTGAAAGATTTTTTAAATAAATTTCAATTGGCCATTCTTCGTTTCTATCGGTTCCGCTATAGTTTCCAGGATTACAATAACTACATTTGTAATTACAGAAGTTGTTAACCTGCCAGGTCACTGCTAGATATTTGTCTTTGGGTTTAATTTCTATTACTTTTCGATCTAAGGAATTATATACCTCTTGTATCTCCGGAACAATATCAACTAATCGCTCTCCACGAAGCCCGTCAATTCTATCATTGAACTCTTTAAATTGTTTAAGACCATCCGGGCTTGATGCCGCATGTTCATCTCCAATTTCTAAATTATAAAGTATAGTTTTAAATCCGTTAAAATGTGGGTTATCATATTTGTCATGATAAGGTTTGTATAAATGCCATAATTTATCCTTTATGTGCCTAGGCAAAATCATTATGTTGGCGTACCAAGGATAAGTGAGCAAATTGAACCTAGGACCTGAATGCCATTTTGTACTGTTTACATCCATGTCGATGAGATTTTCACTGACTAGAAAATCAAAGAGCTTATAAAAATTAAACACATTCCAAATACTGATTGTAGGAGTAATTTGAAATTCTGCATGAGGTAGTTCTTCTTTGATCTTTTTTATGTTGGATATAATCTTTTTCCAATCTGAACCTTTTCTTAAAATTTCAGCTGTTTCCCCTTCGGCATCAAGACTAGCCCATATTTTTAATTTGGGGAATTTTTTCCAATACTTGATTAGATCCTTATCTTTATATTTCAACACACTCAGGTTAGTGGTGTAGGTCAATTCGATAGTTTCATTAACTCCGTGTTCGATCCAATAATCTAAACATTCATAATGTTCAGGGGTAATAACAATTTCCCCTCCGGCAAAATAAACTTCTTGGACATCTTTGAGATAAGGCAACAGCTTTTTCATAAAAATTTGATCTTCGTTGCTGTTAACAACCATTTTATCAGTTCCAAAGAATTTCATCAAATGGTCCGAGCCTTGTGTTTCAATAACTTCCTGCGACCAAAGACTACTGCAACCTGGCCCACAACTTCTACATTTCATATTGCAGATATTGCTGAACCTAATATCCATGTACTTCAATTTAAATTCGTCGATGCTGCCATCTTCATTTGTGGCTTCTACAATATCTTTGTAGGTCATACCCCGTCTTTTGTTATGACTCTGTCGCATGGTCCAGGTTCCGATATTTTCTATATCATAACATCTTCTACAAACTTCTACTCTTTCATCATTCAGCATGGCTACCCGCAATTTTTTGTAGTCTTCGCTGTTCATCATCTGCACAATAGATTCGTCAGATTTAATTTTGCTAACAGGTTGACTACTATCTGCTACACAACAAGGCATAACATTACCATTGGGCCAAGCATGAAAATGCACCCAAGGTAAAACGCAAAAGTGTTTGCTGTCGTTAATCAATTCTTCAAAAGGTTTTTTCATAGAAATATTTTAATAGGTTGATAGTGGCGATAATTCAGGAAAGACCTTGTACAGATCCTCTTCTCTAATTTTATCAATTGAAAATGTGCGAGTAAAGAAAGTTTTCTTATTTTCTTCCCAGGTATCTTCGCTATCGGCAAAGTTCATTCCGTCTGTGATTAATCTATTGGGTAGACCGAATCCAATCTCGGTATTAGATTCGCAAAATTTCATAGCGGCTTGTCGAGCTGCTGCTTTCATTGGTGCAGGAAGGCTTTTGGCAGAAAAATAAGGTGGATGTACTGCAAGATAAAGACTATGGTACCAATCTTCTAATCTGATAATGTTTTTATCTTTAAGGTACTGATAAAATTGCCCAATAGTAGGATAGTTAAAAATACTAAACACTGTATTGATTTGAAAATCTATATATGTCAAATCTCTAAATGCCAGCAGGTTACTTTCTATTACACCCCAATCTGTACCTTTTCTTAAATATTCTGCCCGCTCTCCATAGTGATCAATACTACAACTCAATTCTACCTTTTTAAAATTCTTCCACAGTTCAAGAATGTCATGTCCTTTGTACTTAATATTACTGGCATTGGTGTTGTATCTCAGAACAATATCAGTCCTACCCAATCTTATCATTTCTTCAAGGATAGTGTAATGCTCATCTGTGATTAGAGGTTCTCCGCCTGCAAAATAAGCTAAATCAATATGTGGTACATGTTCTAGTACCTCGGTAAGCAGTTTTCCAGAACCCCCGTCGGCTTGAATTAGTATAGGATGTTTTTCATGTCCTAGGTGCTGACGCATTTCTGATGCCCATTGACTGCTAAATTCGGCTCCACATGTTCTGCATTTAAAATTACAGATATTACTGAATCTAATATCAAAATAGTGCATTTTAAAATCGTCAACTGTACCATCTGGTTGTGTGGTAGGAACTAATTCATCGAACCTATGAGAAAAATGTTGTTTACTATATTGTCGAAAACTATGTGGGCCTGACTGTTCGTGCTTGTAGCAAAAATCACAAATTTTGCTAGGCTGTTCGTTAAGCATGTTTAATCGAAGTTGCCGCATTGGTTCGTTATTGAATGCTTGTTCTAATGTAATTTCTTTGGTATTCCCAAAAGGGTCCAAATAATTATTACTGCAACAAGGATATATATCTCCTTTAGGAGTCACATTGACATGCAACCACGGAAACATACAAAAAACCTTGCTTTCTTTTAAAAGGAAATTTTTATCCATTTAACGACTCGCACAAATGATAAAAATCTGCCATTTCCGGAAATGTTTCTAAGAAATTAGTCCCACGTCTATTATCTAATTCATTAAACCAATTATAAAAATCTCGTCGGCCTTGCTGAATGTTCTCTTCGGGGTAATGGGTAATTTGCATATAATCTACCACACGCCTAAATTTTTCAAACTCCAACTGAGAAAATTTTGTAGGATCGTTGTCGTCTAAATTGTTTTCTATAAAATCTAAACTTTCTTTCATATAAGGCATAAATTTCTCTTTAGGCAATATGTTGATATCATATTGCAAGGGTTCTTTTAGATATGGTGTATCAAATCTAATCCTATATTTGTTATCAGGAACATCCCATTTGTAAATACTCCTCCATTCTAATATTTTTTCTAAAAAATATTTAAATGTAGTCACCGATAAGGCATTAAATGTAATCATAAAAGTAATTGGAAATTTGGTTTCTGTGAGAATCAAATTGAAATTACGTTCCCATACTTCTAAATCTAGTCCTGTTCTAATATATTCAGCCCGAGGTCCCCATGTATCCATGCTGGTATAAAGTTTAAATTGTTTAAATCCTTCAATCTCTGCAAGGTGATTAGTTTCTTTAATTAATTTTTCAACTAATGCAGTTTTAATTCCTAGATTGCTATTGATATTGAGCTCAAGGTTGGGCATTGGATCTATTTTTAAACTTTTTAATAATTTCCAGGTACTGACATGCATCAACGGCTCACCACCGGTAATTCTTAAAATATTCAAAGTCTTTCTCAGTTCAGGCCACCACTTCCACCAAGAATCTACATAAGGATTATGCTCTTCTCTTTCATAGAGTTGTAACCAATCTATGTCACAACGATGATTGTTTACTGTAGTAACTGGACCGTGTTCTCGTATTTCATTATAAAATCTACTGCTGGCTTTAGGATGACAATACCCGCATTTAAAATTACATTCATTACCAAATGAAACTTCTACGTATTCAGGATTGATATTTTGATCCCATGGCCCATCGGCAATTTCTTTAAATCTTTCTTCTGTATAAATGCTAGATGATCTAATATGCCGATCACTGACATAATCAGGACCCATGTTTTCAATATTCCAACAGTATTGGCACCCTTTAATCTGCACACCATCTAGCATTCCTCTTCTTTCAATTTTTTTATGCAATGTGTTGTGTAGAGCACCAGGGTTGTCTAGAATTTCTTTCATCGGAATCTTATGCGGAGCGGGATGATAACAACTATGAGTCTCGCCTGTTTGAAGATATAAAGTCACATGATGCCATTTTGCCAAACACAACGTTGAACTAATACTGTTCATAATTGGTATGACCTTTTGTATTCGACTATAGTTATTTTCAGACATTTGGATATCTTCTTTTAAATTCTCTCGATAACCATTTTCTATCATTAACCTTTAACAATATTTTTAAATTTACAATATTTTTTTTCACGAATTCCACAGCATCCTTAGCACCTTTTATAGAGTATTCTCCGTAAGGTCTGTCGTCGCCAGACATCATCCATTCGTCCAATCTATTTTCTAAATAAAAATTATCAGGGTGTTGTTCTAACTGATAAAACAATTTAACACACTCCCTAAATGCACTGCGCCATGTAGAAAATTCATCGGTATTGAATCTTGTTTCATTGCTGATCTTAGGCATAATTGATATGTCTTTCATTACTTCGGTGGTCATATCTAATCCTTGCCATAACCAAGCATCTAGTAATTTCTGTCTTGGGAATAATTTAACACCGCCATACCCATATACTAGGTCATTAACAGGATTACGACTGCACCAAACGTAAGCACAATGTCTGTTCCATATGCTAGGTTGGTAATCAAAAGTCCAATCATCTACTAACCAAGCATCGCCGTCGACTACGTAGAACATGTCGGTAGTGGTTATTTCAGCAGCTCGACAATGAGCAGCAAAGATTCCTTTAACCCCATCAACTCGTTTAGCATGTGGTGCTCGTTCTAATACTCTAGCCCAATTAACTTCAGCATTAGGTTCATTATAACTGATAAACACCACATCCAACTGATCATATATAGTAGGAGCAACTGTGCCTACATATTTAACACCTTTAACCGAATCAACGGCTCGAACTTTTACTGCCCATATGTCAGGATCATTAGAGGTTATGCATCGTCTGTCTAAAGTCCAAACGTGCTCATACTCCAACTCATGCCAAGGTATAATATAATCTAATTTGTAATCTAATTTGGGCAAATCAACATTATATTCAATTTCATACTCGGGGGTTATGATACCGTACCATCGCCAATTTTGAGGTTTACGATAAGAAGGTTTAAACTTAACTAACCACATGGGATCGTTCTCTGGTCCACAAACAGGATCCAATTGCCAAGCACATTCATGATCTAAATCATAATAGGCAGGGTAACACTGATCAATATCAATGGATATAGCAGGAGCGAGAGGATTACGCTCTACTTCTATAGCAGGCATAACATAGCCCATGTCCTTGATCCCTTTGATAGGGCGGCCCAGTGGCTGGCAACTTATTGCCCATACTCGGTCCTCTGTAGGATTAACCCTAGGATCCAAATACCAAACCAACTGATAATTGCTGTCCCATGGCTCGGGCTCAAATACACCATAAAAATCATCTTCAAATTTCATAGTACGATCGAGGTCGCTGTTCTTTCTCCATACATATCTAGGTTTATCGAGAATGACATGTGTATAACCATTTTCTACTTTCCACCCCGGTGGAAAATATTTGGCTACCCAGGTGTTTTTGTATGTCCATACTATGCAGACATTGGTCTCGTCGGGTACATGATCAATATAATGATGAAGATTGATTTCACGTATTCCTGGATTGAGCACCAGTGTCTGACCATCGCTGGCTAATTTAGCCAAGGCTTGATCATATTCAGCTGAATTACCCGTCCATTCTATCTGTTTGACCAAGTCGTAATCTAAAAGGTTAATGTCGTCTAAGTGCATATGTAGATAATAGTTATCCGTTTTTACGGTAGCAAAATAAAAAAATTGAACTATCAGTATATTATACAGGCATTGACCGTCTTAGTAAATAGCTATATAATTAATATATTATGAAAAATTTCAAACACAGCGGAGCTTTTGGCGATCTCATTTACAGCCTATCTGTGGTAAAACATCTCGGCGGTGGCAATTTTTATCTTCACCTCAACCAGATAGATTGGATAGGGCAACACTATTACGGCAGCACTCCTGCACCATTCCATCAAGGTCGTATGCGTCAGGACGACTACAACTACATGCGTGATTTTATGTTTGCACAGGGCTATATAAATGATTTTAATATATTAACCGACAGTGTAGAGATTACACACAATTTAGATCGTTTTCGCCCTGCCTTTGTGGGACATCCCGGAAACTATGTAGACATCTATTCTGATACTTTTGGTATTAGGGATCCTGCTACACAAAGTCAAATACGCAATAACTCTTGGCTCAATGTACCAGAAGTTGTTCGGATCCCCGATAGACCCATAGTGATCAATCGCAGCCAACGATGGATTCCAACACGGCCCGGCCCGGCTTGGTCTGCTATGCAAGAACAATTTGAAGATCGCGCAGTATTTGTCGGACTACCTGTTGAATATCAAGCATTTAGTCAGCAGCTAGGATGGGCAATTCCACACCATGAGACACACAGCATGTTGGAGGTAGCCCAGGTCATAGCCGGAGCAGAATTGTTTATAGGCAATCAAAGCCAAAGCCTAGCACTAGCCATTGGACTGGGTACCAAATTTAGATGCGAAGCAAGAACCGACCTTCCTCTAGAGCGTAATGAGTGTTACTTTCCTGCACATCCACAGGGCAGTTACTTCTAGGTTGACAGAAGGAAACAGATCGTGTATTATTTAAATACACAGTCAGTAACACACTTTCCAAGGAGTACACATTATGAATACATTTGAAGTTTGGGTTCGTCTTAGTCCTTATCAAACCACCGTAATTCGCATTCAGGCTCGTTCGGCCTATGATGCTAAACTGATTGCCGAAGCACAATTCGGACAAGGCAATGTGCTAAACTATACCCAGGTTGATTAATGGTCAAAAAGCCTAAGATTGGCATTGTACAGAGCAGGGGGCTGGGCGATATTGTTATTGCACTTCCTATAGCCAGATATTACTACAATGAGGGCTATGATGTCTATTGGCCCATAGTTGAACACTTCCTGCCCAATTTCCAACAGCATGTGCCCTGGGTTCATTGGGTACCCGTTCCTTACGACGATCCGGGTAGATATTTCTATGATGTACCAGTGGCCAGACTCAAGAATCTAGGAGTGACTGAATTGCTGCCTTTATATCAGCATCTCACTGGGCACGATTTTGCTACAGAAAAGTATTTTCAATTCACCAAATTTGATCAATACAAGTATATTCGTGCCGGTGTACCATTCCTTAACAAGTGGCGATTAGCAGAATGTATTGAGTGGAATACCGCAGAAGAAGATCGTGTATACAATACTGTTGTCAAGTCAGATACTCCTTATGTGGTTGTACACCTAGAAGGTAGTGATCACTACGGTACATACGATCCGGCTATTATTCCTCCAGGTTGGAATACGGTAGAGATCAAGGCGGGTATTACTCCATCCATCTTCAACTGGCAGCGTGTTATACTGGGCGCTGAATCTATTATTATGGTAGACTCAGTTATGGCCAATCTAGTGGATCAGATGGGTTGGGGGTCGGATCGCTACTTCATCCAGCGTAGCCATGTTGGACTTACACCTGTACAAGGACATCACTGGACATGGATATAAAAATACACAGACTCAACCGTCCCAACCTGGAAACATTTGATCGTCTGTGGGCACACAGTGGACCCATCATTGATCCTGAACCTGATACAATACGTCCAGAATACTTTCTAGGTGCAGTAGGAGCGGCAGCCAAGCGGCAGCACGTAATAAGCACCTTTGATTATTGGTTAGGACAACGAGGTGGGTTTTTACTTGAGATTACAATCGATGAACTACCGGTCATGTGGATCTCAGGTGAACAACAAAATACTCTGTTGGTTTGTTATTTGGCTCTGCTAGGGCCAGGATGCGATGGAACCATCAATTGGATCCATACCAAAGCAGTTTATACCGCGTTCCGTGAATGGTTTTTACAACAGCCAGGATTAACTACACTGCGTTCACACAGCACAGGATCAGGCACAGCATATGACATAATCACTCGGGTATTTAGTCGGCGTTGGGGTATTGCCTGTGTACAACATCCTATTCAATCTCAAATCGCTGCTTATCACGATGCTACAGGTCAGGTTGTGACTTTTGACTACAAGTGGCAAGATCTAGACTGGAAATTTAGATAAAAAGCCAACCTTTTATCTCCCTGTGACATTCTATTGGTTACAGCAGCTAATCTAGGTAAGGCAATTTAAACTGTTCTGTGTTGATTCTGAATAGCAATATTTTTAATTAAGGGTTCAAGCCCACCGGGTCCAAAGTATAAACTACCATTGGGTACTTGATCTTCGGATACTATATCACCGGTTTCGTTGTCACGTAATGCATGAATACAATATGCTATGGTATTGTCTTCTAATGCCGTAAGTAAATGTTCTTGATCCTTTTGTATGAC